GATATGACACCTCAGGGTCGTTTGACTAGAGGTGCTGTAGAAATGGCAAGAAGACCATCTAGAGCCTTAGAAGGCGAATCTTCTTTTGAGCAAGAAATGGGTATGAAAAAAGGCGGTAAGGTTAAATCTGCCTCAGCTCGTGCTGATGGTATTGCTATTCGTGGAAAGACTAGAGCGTGACAAAGCCTGTAGAACCCGTAGATCCATCTAAGAAAATAGGAGATGGTAAGTCCTTTATTGAAAGGATGGAGCGGGCTATGCCAAATTCTGATCCAGAGATTAAAAAGCAGTTCGCTGCAACTCTGGAGAAGTATGTTGGCGAGGGCAAAGAGATTAATGAAAAACGCAACGAATACAAAAGAAATTTAGGTACTAGTCCTGTTCAAAGTGGCGGTGGTGCTGGCCCAGCATTAGGTGACATTGAGAAGATGATGAGCGGTAAAATTAAAAAGCCATCTTATAAGTCTGGTGGCGTTGTCATTTCGATGGCATCACGCAGAGCAGATGGTTGCTGTATTCGTGGCAAAACTAAGGGGAAAATAGTATGAGACCTTCTCGTGGTATGGGAGCGATTAACCCCTCTAAAATGCCTAATGCAAAGAAAAAAGCTCGTAGGGATGACACCGATTTTACGCAATACAAAGAGGGCGGTACGGTTAATAAAGCTGGTAACTATACGAAACCTAGTATGCGTAAGGCTTTATTTGAAAAGATTAAAGCGTCTGCCACGCATGGCACGGCAGCTGGTCAATGGTCTGCTAGGAAAGCACAACTATTAGCCAAGAAGTACAAAGAAAAAGGTGGAGGTTATCGTGGCTGAGAAATGGATTCAGAAAGCAATTAAGAAGCCTGGTGCATTAAAGAAGTCATTAGGCGTTAAAGAAGGCGAAAAGATCCCCGCTAAAAAATTAGCTGCTGCCGCTAAAAAGCCTGGCAAAATGGGTCAACGCGCTCGTTTGGCACAAACTCTTTCTAAGTTGAAGAAGTGAATGTCTTTAGCAAAATCTCAACGTTCTTTAAAAGCTTGGGGAGACCAGAAATGGACAACCAAGTCAGGGAAGAAATCGTCCGAGACAGGCGAGAGATACCTGCCAAAAAAAGCAATCGAAGCCCTAAGCCCACAGGAGTACGCCGCAACAACACGAGCAAAACGGTCGGGAAAAGCGCAGGGAAAACAGTTCGTACCGCAACCAAAAGCAGTAAAGCAAAAAGTAAAGCCGTATCGAAAGGTTAAGTGATGACTACTTCTGGAACTACAACCTTTAATTTAGACCTCAACAACCTCATCGAAGAGGCATTTGAGCGTTGTGGTCAAGAACTCCGCACGGGTTACGATATGCGGACTGCCCGCAGATCCTTAAATCTATTGACGATTGAATGGGCTAACCGTGGTATCAATCTTTGGACGATTGAGCAGGGTCAGATTCCTATGGTTACTGGACAGGCTATATACCCAGTGCCGATCAATACGATTGATCTTTTAGACCATGTAATCCGCCAGAATAACGGTGTTACTAGTAACCAGATCGACATCAATATCAGCCGTATTTCGGAGTCTACTTATTCTACGATTCCTAATAAATTAACAACTGGGCGCCCCATTCAGGTTTGGTTTAACCGCCAATCCGGGCAGTCTAATTCGACCGCAGTGTATTTGGCACAGTCCATTAATTCAACTGATACATCGATTACGGTTAGCGATGCCAGCACCCTACCTATCGGTGGGTTTGTCAAAATAGATAATGAGACTATCAGCTACGCTAATGTTATAGGGAATGTACTGACTAACTGCTATCGAGGACAAAACGGCACAACTGCCGCGAGTCATACCGCTGGCGTGAATAATCTTTTAACGGTGCAGAACCTCCCTTCCATTAATGTCTGGCCTACACCTGACGCTGGTGGTGGTCCATATACCTTTGTGTACTGGCGGTTGCGTAGGGTTCAGGATGCTGGATCTAACGGTTCTGTAGAGCCTGATATTCCCTTTCGCCTATTACCTTGTATGGTGGCTGGATTGGCTTTCTATTTGGCTCAGAAGTTACCAGACGGACAGGCACGAGTGCAGTTTTTGAAACAAGAATACGAGGAGCAGTGGCTCATGGCTTCTACGGAGGACAGAGAGAAAGCAGCTTCTAGGTTCGTTCCTAGGACGACTTTCTATGCCTAATAAATATAGTAGTGGCAAATTTGCGATTGCCGAATGTGACCGTTGTGGTCAGCGGTATAAGTTAAAGGAGCTAAGAAAGCTGGTTGTAAAACAGCAGATAAAGAATATTAAGGTTTGCCCCAGTTGCTGGGATCCAGATCAGCCACAGTTATCTTTGGGTATGTATCCAGTTGATGACCCCCAGGCTGTACGGGAACCGCGCCCTGATGTAAGCTATAAGGTATCTGGAACAAGTGGATTACAAATTAATGGAACCAACGATACAACCGAAGACGGTGTTGGGTATCCAGAAGGTGGTAGTAGAGTATTTCAATGGGGATGGAACCCCGTTGGTGGGTCAAGAGATGACGGGCTAACACCGAATGATTTAGCCCCAAGCTGTTTGGTGGGTAGTGTAACGGTAACAACAACATAAGGAGTTGAAAATGTATAAACGTGATGCAGACGGTGTAGCCAAGAAAGGTAAAACCGAAGGTAAAAATTTAGGCAATAGCGGCCCTACTGCCCCTATCGAAAAAGCCAAGACCGCCAAGCATGGCGTTAGCTCTATGGCGATGAAGAAGATGGGTCGCAATCTGGCTCGTGTAGCTAATCAAGGTATGCGTAAAAGCGCAGGAAGGGGTCGATAATGGCTAAGTTCTCTAAAAAAATGATGGGCAAAGAAGTTGGCGATGCTGGCATCTATGCCGAGCCACATACTATGGATGGCAAAGCTATGAAGAATGCCGAGTCTGCCGTGGTAAAAAAGGGCAATCAGTCCAACGAAATGAGACCTTCGATTGGTAATATCTTTATTAGCCAACCAGAAACCAAGACTTCTGGAATCAAGATTCGTGGTACTGGTGCAGCAACTAAAGGTGTGATGGCTAGAGGCCCAATGGCATGAATTACACGCAGTTAACTGCCGCAATTAAGGGGTTTGCTGAAAACGACTTTCCAGCAACAGTAGGCTCTTTTACGTCTGCTGAACAGATTGCTAGGTTTGTTCAACTAGCGGAGCAACGCATATACAACTCCGTGCAGATGCCCGCTTTCCGTAAGAATGTTACGGGGAACACAACCACTGGGAATAAGTACTTAGCGACCCCTTCAGACTGGCTGGCGACTTTTAGCCTTGCGGTAATTAATGCGGCAAACGAGTACCACTACCTACTTAACAAAGATGTTAACTTTATCCGTGAATCTTACCCGGACACGGATGCAGCGTTTTATGCAGAACCTCAGTATTACGCTATTTTTGATAACAACACTTTCATTTTAGGGCCAACACCAGATGCCAATTACGCTGTGGAGTTGCATTATTTTTACTACCCACAATCTATTGTTACTGCCAATACATCTTGGTTGGGCGACAATTTTGACTCTGTACTCTTATACGGTGCGCTCTTAGAAGCAGCTAACTTTATGAAGTCAGATGCAGACACCCTAAATATGTATAAGGCTCGTTATGACGGGGCTATGGCAGAACTCAAGCAGTTGGGTGATGCGAAAGACCGTCAAGATTCTTACAGAAGTGGACAAGTGAGGTATCCAGTCAAATGATGCAAGTTCAAGGCGCCTTCGATGGCATTCAAGTATTGACTAAAGACCATGGCGGGTTCACTCCAGATGAGCTTGCAAATAGGGCATTAGACAAAATCATTCAGGTAGGGGACAACTCCCACCCATTAGTTCGTGAGCAAGCATTAGCGTTTCGTGAACATATTCGTGGGGTGCTGGTTTTTTACATGAATGAAGCAGTAAAATTTGATCGAGTAACACTAGCTTATAAGCTACGGGAAGCTGGTCATCCTGAATTAATCAAACTTTTAGACGAATGAATTACCAAAATATTTATAACAATTTGGTTAAAAAAGCCCAAAACCGTACAGTAAACGGATATGTGGAGAAGCACCATATTGTTCCTAAATGTATGGGTGGTAGCAACTCTAAAGATAACTTAGTTTTTTTATCTGCCAAAGAACATTTTTTAGCCCATAAAATGCTTGTACGTATTTACCCTAATATAAAAGGTGTTTGGTACGCTTTAATTGCTATGGGCAGGCTGGCTCAATTTAAATCCAGAATTTTTGAAAACGAAAGACAAAAGGCTTACGCTATGCGTAAAGGGTTTAAATACTCTGAAGAGTCAAAAAATAAAATGGCTTTAGCAAAAAAAGGTAAAGCATCTAATTCACCAGATACTCAGTTTAAGGCTGGATTAGTTCCTTGGAATAAAGGAAAATTTGGCAGAGAACATCATTTATTTGGTAGTAAAAGAACAGAAGCAGTCAGAGCAAAAATGAGTATTGCTCAAAAGGCTTGCGGTAACATTCCTCCATCTAGAAAAGGTGTAAGAATGACGGAAGAACAGAAAGCAAAATATCGTTTTATGCGCTCTGTAAAAAAATTACAGCCTATGTTGGCTGAATTTCAATCTATTTATTAGGAGAAATATTATGGCGTTCACAGGGAATGCAATGTGTACCAGCTTCAAGGTAGAGTTGATGCAAGCAGTCCACAACTTTACAAACGGCACTGGTAATACTTTCAAACTGGCTTTGTATGACAACTCAGCATCCTTTACGGCTGCTACGACTGCCTATACAAGCTCTAACGAAGTAGCTAACTCTGGTACTTATTCTGCTGGTGGTGGTGCGCTAACTAACGTAACCCCAACTTCTTCTGGTACTACAGCGTTTACCGACTTTGCAGACTTATCGTTTACTTCTGCAACCATTACAGCTTATGGCGCCATGATTTATAACGACAGTGCAGCAGGTAATCCTTCTGTATGTATCCTAGACTTTGGTGGTGCTAAGACATCTACCGCTGGTACGTTCACGATTGTGTTCCCAGCAGCTACTGCGTCAGATGCCATTATCCGTATTGCGTAAGGTTAATACGGTGTGGCTGATGTCTCGATTGCGTTAGGGGGTTGGTCTAGCCAAGGCTGGGGCGATGCCGCTTGGGGATATGGAAACGTATCCTTTGTAGCAAACGGACAAGTAGGATCGGTCACAGTACAGGGTGATGCAGTAGTAACCCTAACTGGGGTTTCTGCTAGTGGTTTTGTAGGTAATGTAACGGTTGAGGCTGGAGCAGATGTTCCAGTAACAGGTTTACAGGCAGTAGGAAGTGTCGGTTCTGTCACAGTTGAAGCTGGCGCAGACGTTGCAGTAACAGGCGTATCTAGTACAGGTCAGGTAGGTGATGTCACTGTAACGGGTACGGCAGTTGTAGATTTAGTGGGTGTTTCTGGCACTGGTCAGGTTGGAAGTGCAACCGCCACAGGAGATGCTAATGTAAACACCACGGGTCTAGAGGCAACGGGTAGCGTTGGAAGCGTACAGGTACAGGCTAATGCTGATGTAGATGTAACGGGCGTAAGCGGTACAGGGCAGACAGGAAGCGTAACAGTTACAGGAAGTGCGGTAGTCCCAGCAACTGGATTAAGTGCTTCTGGAAGTGTAGGAAGCGTTACTGTACAAGGTAGTGCGGTAGTTGATTTAGTAGGAGTAGCTGGTTCAGGATTAGTAGGCACGGTCACTGTAGCGGCAAACGCAGATGTACCCGTAACAGGACTAGAAGTCACGGGATCTGTAGGCTCAGTAACGGTAGATGTAAGAACAGATGTAGATGTAGTAGGCGTAGCAGGAACAGTACAGCTTGGAACGGTATCAGTAAATGCTGATGTTACGGTTGACCTAGTTGGAGTCTCTGCCACAGGCGATGTAGGTCAGGTTGTTATTCCTGTTCCAGTCGCTGGATTCCAGCTTACTGCGTCTTTAGGCACGGTTATTATTGCGGTAAATGCAGTTGTTACCCCAGTAGGAGTACAAGCAACAGGACAGATAGGTGATGTATTAGTTTGGAGCCAAATTGACCCAGATCAGAACCCAAATTGGACGGGCATAAACGATGGACAAACACCTAACTGGACTGATATTATTGACACACAAAGTCCTAATTGGACAGAAATTTTAGAGGCGGCTTAAATGGCAAGTACATACTCGACCAACCTAAAAATTGAGCTGATTGGCACAGGCGAACAAGTCGGAACCTGGGGAGCCACTACTAACGATAACTTCTCAAATGTATTTGAACAGGCGATTGTAGGGCGAGGAACTGCTAACTTCCCAGCAGATGCCAACTTAACCCTGACTTTTACAGATTCCGTAGCCAGTCAAACCGCCCGTAATCTGTACATTAATGCTACCTCTAGCGTTAGCTTGACGGCTACTCGTGACCTCATCGTACCCACTATCAACAAGACTTATATCGTTGAGAACAATACTTCGGGTAGCCAGTCTATACGAGTTAAGACCTCCGCTGGTACGGGGATTACGATACCTAATGGCGTAAAAGCCTTTTTGTATGTAAACGGCACTAACGTTGTTGGTGCTTTTGATTATTTAGATAGCCTAACTTTAGGAACCCCACTGCCTGTTAATTCGGGTGGTACAGGAGCTTCTACGGTTGCTGGCGCTCAAACAAACCTGCAAGTCGATCCCGCTGGAACGGCTATCGCAATGGCAATCGCTTTAGGATAAGGACTAAAAATGGCAAATACCTTCAAGAACTCATTTAGCAAGAACGTAGGCACTTCGCCCGTTACTGTATATACGGCTCCGTCTGCGACCCAGACTACGCTAATTGGCTTGTCTGTGGCTAATACGACCACTTCACCAATTACTTGCGATGCCTATCTTACGTCTTCGGCTACCGACTACTACCTCATTAAGACTGGCGTTGTGCCTGTTGGTGGTTCGTTAGTGATCGTAGGCGGAGAGCAAAAGGTTGTATTAGAAGCCGCTGACGCACTCAAAGTCGTAACTTCTGCCGCAAGTTCAGCAGACGTTGTGGTTTCTTACTTAGAGATTACCTAATCGAGGGCTAAATGAGCTATCTAGGAAATACACCAACCACCCAGAGTTTTATCTCTGGTACTGACTACTTCAATGGCACAGGCGCTCAGACTGCGTTTACCTTATCCCGCACAGTCGCTTCTGTTAATGACATTGAAGCCGTAGTCAACAACGTAGTCCAGCAACCCAACGATGCGTACACCATCAGCGGTACGACTATTACTTTTACTTCTGCTCCGTCAAGCGGAACCAATAACGTCTACGTGCGTTATCTCAGCACCACGACTCAGGCGATTACGCCAAGCCAGAATACGGTTAGCTGGAATACGCTAGATACAAACACCCAGCAGGACTTAGGTATTAGTTTTAAGAACCGCATCATAAATTCCAATATGGTGATTGACCAAAGGAACGCTGGTGCTAGTGTTACGATTACTGGAACAAATGCTACTGACTATATATTAGACCGTTGGTTTGCAAGGGCTATATCCGCAACTGGCAGTAAAATTAGTGTGCAACGCAGTTCTGTCGCTCCAGATGGATTTACAAATTCGCAATTAATAACTTCGTTATCTGCTTATTCAATAGGCGCTAATGAAACTTTTGGAATAATGCAGCATATTGAAGGTTTTAATACTGCTGATTTGGGATGGGGAACTGCAAACGCTAAAACCGTAACATTGTCTTTTTGGGTTAGATCTAGTTTAACTGGCACATTTGGTGGTTTTTTTACAAACGGTGCTGGTAATAGATGGTATATTTTTTCTTATACGATTAATTCCGCAAATACTTGGGAAAAGAAGTCAATCACAATTACTGGTGATACGACAGGAACTTGGTCAACCGACAATAATATTGGTATAACAATTTCATTTAGTGTTGGCGCTGGTTCAAGTTTAACTACTACTGCTGGTTCATGGGGAACTACTTTATATCGTTCCGTAACTGGTCAAGTTAATGTAACAGGAACCAACGGAGCCACATGGTATATCACAGGCGTACAACTCGAAGTAGGCACACAGGCAACGACCTTCACAACAGCGGGTGGTTCATACGGTGCTGAATTGGCTTTGTGTCAGAGGTATTATGAAAAAACTTATAACATTGATGTAGCACCAGCAACAAATACTAGTGCAGGAATTTACGACCTTTCGGGTTCGTCTGACTCTGGTGGAAATTTAATAATAAGAGTTAATTTTGCTGTTTCAAAAAGAGCAAATCCAACAGTAACTTTATACACAGCAGCTGGTTCGTCTGGTAGTTGGAATTACAATAGAAATGGGGCATCAGGAACTGGAGCTGGAACTGTTGATAATATAGGCATGAGTGGGGTTCGAGTTTATATTGCAATCGGAGCAAACTGGGTTGTTGGTGGAGTTGGTGGTCATTGGATTGCTTCTGCGGAGTTATGATTATGTATAAACAAATAAAAAGTCCATACACAAATACTGTCAGCGAAGTTCAGCGGTTATCAGACAACGCATTCATCCCTTTCGACCCCGCCAACACCGACTACGCTAACTTCAAGACCGCCATCCTCGAAGACAAGGCGCAGTTAGCTGACGCAGACGGCAACACCATGACCGCAGAACAGGCAAAAGACTTTGTGAAGGAGTTACCATAATGGCTGTTAGTCAAATTATTAATGCTTCTTTGGCAAGCGGGGTTCCAGGAAAGGCTAACTTGCCTACTGGTTCTGTGTTGCAAGTGGTTAGCGCTACTTATTCTACAGAAACAACTAATAGCACAACGACCTATGCTGACACAGGACTTTCTGCATCAATTACACCAACAAGTTCATCAAGCAAAATACTTGTTTTAGTAACCATTGCTGGTTGTCAAAAGACTAGCGGAAGTTCAAGTAACGGCTTGGACTTAAAGTTATTGCGTGGCTCTACTGATTTAATTACATTCACAAGATTTGGTGGGTGGACTGGAACTGCATTAAATTTAACTTTTGGAAATAACAGCACAGAGTATTTGGATTCACCAGCAACCACATCATCTACTACCTATAAAGTTCAATTTAGAAACGAAACTGGCTCTGCTTTAGTTAAAGTTCAGGACACATCATCTACTTCAACGATGGTTTTATTGGAGATTGCGGCATGATTGAAGCTATTTACAAACTTTACCCTAATGTAGTTCGCACAGTAGGGGATGTCGCTTACGATGCAGACGGCAACGAAGTCGCATACGATAAATCTGCGGTAGAAGCCTACGTCAAAGCCAACGAGTACAAACAACTCCGTGCCGCAGCCTACCCATCGTTTGCCGACCAGTTCGACACCATTTTCCACGAGGGCATAGACGCATGGAAAGCCCAGATTCAAGCAGTAAAAGACCGTTTCCCGAAGGAATAACTTATGTCATACATAGGCGCACAACCAACCACTGCCGCATTTGTCACAGACCAATTCTCGGCTAACGGCTCTGGTACTGTATTCACTCTATCTGTCGCACCCGCTAATACCAATTCAATCTTGGTAGCGGTCTCAGGTGTTTTACAAGACCCAAGCACATATAGCGTATCAGGTACAACCCTTACATTCTCAGCCGCACCTCCCGCTGGTACAGGCAATATCTCAGTACGCTTTCTAGGCATCCCCGCTAGTGGCGTAACAT